CTGAGGTGACGATTTTGTAAGGTAAGCACTTGAAGCTTGCGAAGTCGTTAAATATGTACCAAGGTCAGTTATGTCATTTTCGGTAATATCTGTCCAAGCTTCACTTTTACCATTGTTACTAGTAGCTTTTAAAAACTTTCCATCCTTAGAAGCAGTTGTTGGAACATGCGTGTTTCCAGCATCATTTGAATGACCTATTGTCCCTGTTGCACCATTCTGACTTATTCCTCCAGTAATAGGAGTTGATACTCCAACAGTAGTAACTGTTCCAACTGTAGTACTTGTAATAGTTAAAATATAAGGGTCATTTATACCACCTCCAGCTTCAACACTATTCCAGTTAGTAGTAATGCCATTTCCATTCATAAATTTTATATAATTGTCATGTGAAGGATGAATTGCATCTCCATCGTCGTCTACAAAATAAAACTTTGTTAATTGATTGGTATTAGTATCAGTATAATTATTAGCATGAATTGTACCAACACTGCTTGTCCAATCTAAATGTTCATTAGCAACAAAGCCACTTAGACTATCATGAACAATACTCCCAACGTGTTGAGTTACTCCAGATGCTTGTATTCTAGCGTCAGGTAAAGTTCCTGCTGTTATTTTATCTGCGTTTATTGTACTTATAGAAGTTAAGTAGTTATCTAAGCTTAATAACACATTAACGTCAGAAACAGACATTGATTCTACGTCGCCTGTTCCGTTTGATGTTCTACCTAAAAAAATATCTGTAGCTACATGTTGAATCTTAGCTAAAGTAACTGCTTCATCAGCAATATTAGATGTTGCTACAGCTGTTAAAAATCCTGCTCCATTAGTTAATTGATTATTATTAGTAGGAATACTAGTGCTGTTAAATGCGTTAGCTCCAAAAGTATACGATTTATTAGTAGCCCCATTAACAGAAAAAGTAAGCGTATTGCTATTTTTCGTTATTCCATCTAAATAATAATTAGCAGAACTTCCATCTGTACTTAATGTTCCACTAGAAGTTATAGATAGTCCATTGCCAATTTTGACTGTTCCTAAAGTTAATGCAGTAGCAACTCCAATTGTTATTTTATCAGCTTCTTCACTTTGTTGAAATTGAGTATACCACCATTGACCTAATTCTTTACGATAAAGTCTAACTCCTTTATTTGTAATTTTAGCTACTCGTTCTTCTCCATCTAATCCTTCTTTTCTAGCAGGTATATTAGAAGTTAGAACTCGTTTATTAGCTTTACTGTTACTAATATTTCTTAAAATTCTACTCATCAAGTAACTACTTTTCCTATTGTTCTGTAAACAATTGTAATATCATTTATAGACCATATACTTGTATCAACTCCACTTCCATCTCCAATTGTAGCAGGTGTAAATATTAATTGTAAAGAATGAGCTTTTAATGGTGTACCATTTTCGTTAAATAAAAAATTATCTACTTGAGTAGCTCCATTTGTATCTATCATACTATTAAATAAAGTACCTGAAGCTACTGTTCCTGCTTCATTTGTGTAATTATAAGAAAATGGTCTTGTTATAAGTCCGTTTCCTTCTTGGTCTTTTGTAGTATATGTCACAATTATTTTATAAAGTTTTTTAATATTTTTTGTATCTCCAAAATCGTCAAAATTAAATATAAGCTCAGAATCTTTATTTTTAACTTGCAATCCATCGTATGAAAACATTAAATCTTCAGCATTTCCTCCATTGCCATAAGTTGTAAGTTTACCATTTGTATCTAATATTAGATTAGTATACGTATAATTTATTGGAAATAAGTTATTAATAAATACAAAAGATTTTGTTTCTAAATGATATATATAGGCATCAGTATTTCCGTTACTAGCACCTTCCATTATTACTATTTCTTTTTTCTTAGGCAAAAATCCTATCATTAAAGTATTGCCTTTGCAAAAATCAAACCAAGTTTGGTCATCTATTTTATTTTGAAGATTAGAAACAGATGTTCCATCATATAAATATAACCCATTTTTATTTGCCCATATAATCCCTAAATCTACTTTTACAACTGAGTTATGACTTTCAACTCCTAAAGAATTATACTCAGACTCTAAATACCATTGAGTGTCTGCTCCTCCACTTATATTAATAATATATAGTTTATTTTTTTTGTATGCAAACAATCTATCCGCAAACGATTCAAGCTTTACAAACTCATCTCCATCATTAGTTCCTATATCAATATAATTACTTGTTGGAAAAATATCGTATTTAGTTACTTGAGAATACATAATCCTATCAGGCATATGAAGAGTTTCATCATCTTCATTTTTAGTTTTTAAATTAGCTACAAAAGTTCTTCCATTTGTAACTACAGATGTTTTATAAGATTCACCATCTTCTCCAATTGATATAGAACTTTCATCTGGGGAGTAACCATTTACAGATTCATAAGTATCTATGTTTGGCTTTAAAGATAATTTTTCACCTGTTTTAACTTTAACACCATCCGATACAGTAAGCCAAGCGGAGTATTCACTATCTAATTGAGTTCTTATTCCTTTTTTAAGACTTATGTCTGCAAGTAAAATCCAAGGGTCATTTGTTCCATTTTCTCTGATATACATTCTAGTATCAGTAATTCTTTCATTATAAGGAGCTCTTGCTCCTACTGTAATCCCAAGTTTTTTACCATCTGCTGAAATAACAAAGTTAGATATACCTACTTTTATTAAGCTTTCTTGATTTCCGTCATAAACAAATGTTTCTCCTATTTGATAAGTACCTGCTGTCCATTCACCACCATCTGTTTGATTTATATAAGCATGGATTGAATTGCCTGCAGTTTCAGGATAACTAATTTGACTTGAAGCTACAGTAAACTGATTTCCAGGAGTTGTCATTTTATTATCTAAATTATAATATCCATCTATTTGATTAATATTATTAGTAAAAGTTAATCCTGAAAATAAAGTTTTATTAATATGCCCAAACCATCTAACTGAAGCATTTGTGTTGACTTCAAAATTTGTATCAGATATTCTAAGATTTCCTTCTGCCATATGAAATATAGTTTTCGCAGATGCATAGTGATTAGCAGTTATACTAAACGTAGATGCCCAAGCTCCGCTATCTTCAGAGTCTTTTATTTCCATTTTATTAGAAGAACTGCCTAAATCATTTACAAAAGTTTTAATAACTGGAGTATTGTTATTATCTCTTTTATGGTCTAGCTCGGCTTGGAATAAACCATACCCTGCTTGAATACTAGTAGAAGGCAAAGATACATAATCTAAGCTATTACCTGAGCTTATCTGAGCTTTGCTTCCAGATTTTATAGTTCCGAACTCGTTTACAAATACATTTTTAGCAGATACAAGGTCATTGTCCCCTATATCTTTAGCACTACTTTTAGTATTTATTCCCCCGTCGAACCTGTTTTTTACTTTTACTTTTTTTGGCATTCTTTTTTTTATTTTGAGGTTTTATCCTCGACTTATTAACATCACTTAAAGTTTTTACTGACATATTATTTCTCCCCAAACAGAAGTTTTGCCTTTGTGTATTTCACAAACATCAACACGAAAAGTTCCATCGGTAAACCAATCTACTATTGCAAAGGCATGACTCCAATTATGCAATCTTCCTCTTAACCATTTATTCTTATCTCTTTTCATATCTTTTAAACAACCCATACTCCATGAAGCTATTGTGCCATCTAGTTTAGTGGCTGTATATCTTTGTACATCGTGAGTATGACCATACATAATATTAACACCATAACTATCTAAATGTTTTTTAGCATGATTAACAGTTGCATAAGCTCCGTGTATAAAAGACAGATTTCCAATTGTTAATGGGTAATTATAAGGTAAATACTTATATTTTCTTTCGTCCCATTTACAAGCTTTTTTAAACGTATACTCAGTCATATAAGGATAACGTTCAACAAAAGCATCTAGCCATTCATCGTGATTACCTGCTAATATATATCTATCTTTACAACCTATCTTATCTAAGACCTTATCGAATTGGTCTAACCCTTTATTTACTAATTTTATTTCTTTGTCTATTAAAGGTATTTGGAATTCGAGAGGAGGCAACTTTTTGCCTTTGTATTTCCAAGCTGAAACGCTTTCCCACTCGCCACAGTCACCTAAATTTATAAAGGTGTCTGGTTTTATTCTTTCAATAGCTTTTAAAACAACATTCACAGCCTTTTGGTCGTGAATTGGAAAGTGCTGGTCGGGTATAACAACAGCACGTTTTTTTATTTCCATAAAGTTTTAAAATGACTCTAATAATGCTTTGACTTCTTCCCAAATTGCGTCGTCTTCTTTAGACTTTGTAGCTTTAACTGCAAAGTCTCCTATCATCATAAGTAAGCTTACCATACCATGTTTTCTTACTAATCTTCCTATTATTCGTTTTAACATTATTTTCCCTTTTTTAATTTTAGTATTACACTTTTTAATGAAGTCCACATTAAATCATCATATTTAGTAGGACTTAAAGCTACTGCTTTATCAATCAATAATATAGCAATTGCGTATAGTTCCCAATATTCAGTTATGTTATTTGCAATTATTTCCATTTATATCCCCATTAATAAGTTTACGATTATAGGCATAACTATTACTAAGACACCACCTGCCCCAAATATTAAAGCCTGTTTAGATTCTAAAGTTCTAGTGCGTCCATTCGCCATTTGTAATTGTAATTTTATTTCTCTTAATTCTTGAAATATTGATTTAGTTCTCTCTTCTATTTTAGCCAATCTTTCTACTGTTTCTTTTTGATGAGACACTTGAGGCATTAATAATCAGTTAGCTTAACAACTGCTTGAGCTAACCCTCCAGTATTTGCTTTCTTTTTAGCTTCTCTAATTGACTTTTCAAATTGTCTTTCAAAATATTGTGCCATTTGTATTTTATCTATTTTTGTTTCATAACCTTTTTGTACAGCTTTTGCTATAATAGCTTCGTGAAATTCATCAGGCAATGTACATTTTTCTGTCATACCTGCTTCTCCAATTGTATTGGAATTTTCAGCAGGGACAAATTTATCAGGAGTAAATATTCCTTTAACGGTTATTTCTTTTACTATGCTAGGACTAGAATATGAATCTTGAGTATTAGTAACATCAGCATACACTAAAGCTATTTTCTCATCTTCTATCCACCATGCATATTTAACTGAGTCTGATTTTTCACTCATGAGCTATCTCGTTTACTAGGTCTTGAATGCAATCTAGAAATATTCCAACCATCAAACCAAAGCTCAGCCACTTCTTCTAATAAAGGACTAATAGTAGAAAAAGAATAATAGCGTTGGTCTGCTACAGTATTAAAAGTAACTGTATCTTCCATTACTCTTGAGCGTCTACCAAATTCTTTTTGAGCTTGATTTAACCAAAACCTTATTTGTACTTCAGAAACATCTGGATGATGTTGCTTTACTGATTCTATCATTTGTTCTTGTGTCATATTAATCCTAAAAATTCTACAGCAATTGTATTAGAGCCAGAATTTGAGCCACCTGAATTTGTACTTTTATGTCTAAAAGATTGAAATGTAGCTCCACCTCTTACAGGCAAGGCTATTGATTCTTCTGGTTTTAATATTGCTATTATAACAGTATCTGAACTACCTGCTGTAATAGTTAAATAATCAGTTGTATTTCTAACAGCACTTTTTGCTCCACTTGACGCTCCTATAAATCCACTGTGTTTTATAAATATAAATTTAACAGACGCTAAAGTAGGAAAAGCTTGAAATCCTAT